TTAATTCATCTTCAAATTTTTTGTAAAATCTATCTACTGTAACTTCTATTAAGACATCAACTAGAAGAATTTCTCCATCTTTGATGCAGATAGAATCTGTAAACATTTTAACATCATCCAAAGCATCTGTAAGTTCAGATTTAAATTGACTATTGGCTTGTTGTAAATTATTTAATCCTGATTTAACTAAGACAAAATAATCAATTATATTTGCAGCACAACCATAATTTCTCAACACAGGATTGCATTTTCCCATAATACCATTGAAATTTGTTCTGAAAAGATTTCCATAAGATTTATAATCTTGACCTGAAACTGTTCTGTTTTGAGTTCGTAAGTAAAGGGGAATTTTTTCCCTTATGTCTTCAACGCTATCTCCTGATGATCCAAATTGACCAGCTGTATAATTTGTAAATGTAACAGGAACACTAGATGGCACTCCTTCAGGATTTACCAATGCTTCTATTGTTGCATAATTTGTAACAATATCTCCATTTATTGAACCACCAATTCTAAATTGAACAGAAATTTTAGTTCCTAAAGGTGGAATTAATCCACCCTTACCAGTTCCAAATATAACATTTGCACTATAATCAGAATTGTACTCGACAATAAATTCTTTGTTTGCAATTCCAGATGTAAAGAAATCAACATTTTGCCATTCTTGTCCATCTATGAAAACTCTCACAGAATTATCAATTATACTTGTGAAATTTAAAATTAATACTTGATTTATTTCACCTGTTGATGTGTATGAACTTGTAGTTGTTTTTCCAGCAACACCTACAATATTTGAATTAATTAAAGAGCCAGCTTTTAATACTATAGGCTCATCATAAATTGGCCTGTTTAAAGAATCAGCAGGATATAATTCATATGTTAATGGTGCTCCATTTGATACAAGATTAAAATTATAAGGTGCTTCAATTACTAAATCAGCATTTTGAATATTTGTAATTCTTGCTGTAAACAAAGCTTTAGAACCAATTGGCCCTTGTGGTTTGTATCCAACTAATTTTGCCAATCTGAAAATATTATCTAGTTCTGTTACAGTATCAATGAAAATTTCATTTGCAATTTGATCCATTTTAAAAGACAAAGTATCTGCCAGAAATGCAAAATTTTCAATTAGCATAATGGCTAAGCTAGATTCAACAAAATCATTGAAATTATTTCCAAATTTTTCTTTTACAAAATTTATTAACCTAGCTTTCATCGAATAAAAGTCTTGATTTGTATAATTCAAGTTAACAATTTTTGTTTGTTGTGGTATATCACCAATATCATAAGGATTGATAATTTCACATTTTTCTTGCATTTTTCTATCTTTCTGTTGGCAATTCTAAAACTAAAACTTCAACATAACTAATATTACTTGGATCGAAAAATTTTATTAAAATTTTCAATACATGACTGTTATCGTTTAACTCAGATTCATTCTGCGTTCTTGTAGTATCATTATAACCATTACTTATTTCAATTTGAGATACTACTATCCTTGGTTCCCATAAAGTAATAGCTTTTTTAATCAAATTTTCAGCTTCAAGCCTAACATATTCATCATTTGGCTTGAATAAAAGCTTTCTTAATCCTGTTCCATAATTCGGCAACATGACTCTTTCACTAGGATTTGTCAATAATAATTGAATTAAATCAGATTTTAAAGTGGATATACCTTCTTGGGAAAACAAGTATCCAAGGGAATTTCTAGATATCGGATAAGGAGCACCTTTTAGTATAAAATTCATATGTCTTTATTTAGGTAAAAAGTTAATAAATTGTTAATTTATTTAACTTAAATGTATATGTTTTATTATAGTACCTCATTAATATTTTGTGCCATTCCTGTTCTTTCTGTTGTTGTATTTTGTGTTGGACTGACAAGATTGCCTGGTTCATCATTTGTTTGAGTTTCCTGATTTTCTTCATCTTGTTCACCATTATCATCACCAAACATTTCTGAAATTGGTGCTATCATAGTGAAATTAACTAATGCAGCATCTAAACTACAACTCGCAAAAACACGATCACTTATTCTTAATTTTCCACCTAAATAAACAATAATTGGTGCTAAACAAAATGTATCTTCGCCTTCTGGAGTTTTACAATCACCTAATCCAGCTAATATAAATGCATATCTGTTAGACATGTTAAAGAAATATTCATTTGCTCGTATGTCCATGTTCTCTGTACTGCAAAATCTATCTTTTGTGACTAAACTGATCTTATCTGATGGGTTTTCTGTAGGCTCTCCTACAACTTCAATAGTTTCGTCATAACTTGTATGAACATAATAACCCCCTGCTCTTAAATAAATATAACCTGGCCCTTCTGGTGTTTCTTGAAAAATTTCAAAATGTGGCCCTCTTTTTTTATTGTCTATTTGAGGTGCAAGTATTCTAATAAATTGTTTTTCAGTTTTTTTCTGATCGTTAAAATCAGCCATGAAAATTTCTAATCCATAACCACTTCTGCATTGAATGTATGCTTTTTTAGAATTATTATTTGGTATTCCCCCTTCCATTCTACATGGTTCTTTTTGATCAACAGTTTCATCGCACATTCTAAAAAGATGTCTGGAAGTAGATTTTATATGTACACCTCTTTCAGTTCCACCTAATCCAGGGCATTCGCTTTCTGTATGATCTCCAAGAAATATTTCATTGCCCAAGGCAGTTTTCAAATTTATACCATTTAATTTATTTCTTACTAAAGGCAATTCTTCATAATCAAACATTGAAATTGAATGACCAGTAGCACTTTTCCAATAACTTCTTCCTAAATATTTATTACTACAACCAAAATCAAAACTTTTTAAACTTCTTTCCCAATCAGGAATTCCTCTTGGCTCTTCAACGCTATCATCCATTACAAAAGAATGACCTGAAATAGAAAGAAATTGAATTCCAGATTGGGGTAAATCACATTTGTTATTTTGTGGAGTACCTGGCCCTTTATATGGTCTACATTCATTTTTAGCTTTAAAATATGGATTGCTGCCTCGTTGTCGTTGTTCTAAGGGAGTATCTGGCTGTCCTCCAATTATGTCTGCACCACAAGGAGCACCTTTTTCCTCTTTTTGTGGAGAATTATAATATCCTTCATCGAAATAACTAAAAGTTTGTTTTGTATCTGCTGTTCTTTGTAATTCTTCTAAGGATATATTAAATGTTTGCTTAGTAACATCTTCAGAAGGATTTGGATCTGTTGCATTTTCAATACAATTTGTACTTCCACCTCTAGAACAATCTTTAAATGCCCATTGACCGCCATAATGCAAATGATCATCTTTAAAACACATCCATGCACCACATCCTGACATTAATTCCATTCGTTTCCACTTGCGATTACACTTAGCATCTCCATCAACCATTTTCAACATGTGTTTTTCTGGTGTTTTAAAACCATAAATATTTGGAAAAGTCATTCTTCTTGCAGCATTGACATTTAAATCTATGTCCGTTGTGCTATTTATATCGTATCCATTGTAACTTTCTGTATTCCAAGGTGGAAAAACTTGTGAACCATCATCTGGGCCAACATAATAATTATTTCTTTTGCCAGAATATAACAAATCCCATTCAGGAACAGAAATTCCAAAATTTTGACCATTTGGCCCTCTGTCTCTAACCCAAGTTGTTCCAAGATAATAAGCAGCTTTTCTATTTCCATGTTCAAATATTAAACAAACACATGAACCAGCAGGAGGAACCCAATTTGCACCAGAGTCATCAAATCCACCAAAAGTACTAATAGGAAATGCCCAAGGTAATTGTTTTATTTTAACTGTTACTGGATTGTGTAAAATTGGTGTAAAAAATCTTACTCTGTTTTGTTTCCAAATATCAAATGTATCAATAACTAATGCTAAATAAAGTCCTTCCAAAGTTACATTTTGCTGAATTGTGTTGTAATTCCTAGCAATAGATGCTTGAATGTTAGTTCCTAGCATTTCATTAGATTTTGACAGATTTTTTTCTAAAGATATAATTCTTTCATCATGATCAAAAACTGTTTTCCCCAAGCCTTGATTTTCACTTGCCATTTTTCATTCCTTAATTTTTAAATATTAGTCTAAGAAATCTGAACCATTCATTTTCTGTAATTTTAAAGTAGTAATAAAATTTCCTTTGGTGATATTGTGAGAAGCTTCAGATACCATATAAGCACCAGAAAGAATTTGATTCACAGGTGGTTCTGCTAAAAATTCACAATCCCCATTTGATCCATTTTGTTTGATGCAAAAAGGATTTATAAATATAACTTGAATAAACATTTCTTGAATTATATTTAAAACTCCTGTGTAAAAAGGATCTCCAATTATATCCATAGTTGCGGTAATAGGTGGAAGTCCTTCGATAATCTCAGACGCAGCTAAATTAACAGAAACAGATGAGGTTAATTGATTTACAACTTGACTCGGACCTCTAAAATTTAAATCTCCAGAATTTGTTGGTATTTCTGTTTGTCTTCCGTTTGAAGAAGGTCTTTGTCTGTTTTCAGAATTTCCAGTTTGTTCATCAAGATTTACTTCGCAAATATTTATTCTTTCAGGAATAGTTGAAAAAGCATTTGGCCCACCACCACCTCTGCCAGCAAATTGTTTATCATCATCTTCTGCCATCTCATCTATTTGGCTTAAGGTTAATCCATTTATTTCTGGAGTAAACTTTAAAACTCTAGTACAATCTCCAGCATTCACAATATAAGTTTTAGTAGGGCATCTTCTTTTTTCTTGAGAACAAGGATTTGGATTAATATCTTCAAGAACTACCATAGATGGATTTTTTGTTTGATTTGGAAAAACAAAAGAAGTTGCTTTGTCTTGGTCTGTTACAAAAGAAAGCATGATTTTTCTTGCAGCATCTGTGTTAATTAATTGATCTGGATTCCAAACACCATATGGGCCTAATTTTCCACCATCTGATTTTCTGAAATCCCATTCTGAAAACCCTTTGCCATCAGCATTTAATCTTAATTTAAGCAAGCTTAAATTTGCTTGACTTTCATCACATCTTTTGCCAACCATATCTTTAAGCGAAGGCCATAATTTTCTTTTTTGATCTTCTGATCCTTCTATAACTTCGTTTCGGAATAAATCCATAGAGTCTGCAACAAAAGTAAAATCTAATTCAATTTTGTAATAGCCTTCTTCAAATTGAAATTTGCCAGTAGAAAAAAGACAATAAAGATACGGCCCTAATTCTTCATCAGTATCTTCAGTTTCAATCGTTGGAGCATTATTTGATGTGCTAATATCATTTTTAGATGTAATTCCAGTATCACAATCATGAAAAATCCATCCAACATTAATAAATCCGTCTAAGTTTCCCAAATAATTATCGTCATAGTAACATTGACTTGATGGAATTAATCCCAATAGGGTTTCCACATCAGTATAATCACAGGTAACAATTGTAATTGTTCCTGCCATCCCACCTTCCTTGCCACCCATAACATTTAAATTACAAGATTCAATAACTGCTTGATTAACTGCTCCCTCATTTCCTACTTGGAAATGTTTTCCTTTAAAAACCAATTCAACAAAAGGTGTATAGACAGCATGGTCAGGTGGTTGTTGAACATCCCCTATTCCACAATTTAAACCAGATTTTGTTGCTAAAAATTCAAAACTTCCACATGCCATGTATTATCCTATCGCTGGAATTCTAATTGTTATGCCTGATTTAAATTCCTTTATGTCTTTTATTCCATTAAATTCCATAATTCTCCACCAATAATCAGAAAATCCATACGCAACTTGAGATACTAAATCAGGTCTGTATTCGTTGCTAGAATTAAGCTTAATAAATTTATCTCTACTAGTGGCAGCAATTGCTTTTCTTTTATAAGTTGTAAATGTAGTTTTTTGATTATCGCCATAAAATATAACTTTTGATCTTGAGTATCTACTTAAAAAATCTATAAACCTTCTAGCTTTTAATTTGGTATATATAATTTTATTGGCCATTTTAACCTCCTGTACTTATGATTTTATTTGCACCTGGCAATGATGAATTTGAATATACAACCTCAAATTGCAAGTCAATGTCAAATTTTATTGGAATAAAAGATGTTTCATCACCACTTACTGAATGCCAAACAACATCTGTTGGGAATTTAACACTATAACTTTTCAAAATAACACACACTTCTTCATCCGCAATTATCTTGCCACATTTTATTTTAGCTATCTTAGGAGGAACAACAGGCAGAGAATCACCTACATCAGGATAAGTTAAGCTCTCTAAAAGTCTTAAATTTTGCAAATTTGCTACAATTCTTTCTTCATCTTCTCCATAAAAATGAACAGTCCACCCAATTTGCCTAGATTCACCATGTGAGAAAACTTTTATTGGCATTGATCTACCAATGCCATTCATATCTGCATATGTTGCTGATTTTCCATCAGTTATGTCTGGAAGAATGTACATATAGATGAATGTGTCATTAACTTTTATGTAGCAATCATTTAAATCTACTAATTTTCCTGTTGCCGTTGTAGCTTTCAATTTTTCTCCTGTTTTGATATTTATCAGTATAAAATAAATTATGGATAACTTTAAGATAATAAATAAAAAAAATTTTAAGAAATATATTAAGAAATGTTTTTTTTGCAATGAAGATAATTCTAGTATTTTAGACATTCATAGAATATTTGAAGGTAAAGATGGTGGCACATACAACACAATTAATGTTTTAGTTGTTTGTTCTAACTGTCATCGAAAGATACATTCAAATCAAATAAAAGTTGTTAAAAAACATAAAGCTTACAATTCAAAGTGTAACTTTATTGTAGAGTGTTTTATTAGCGGAGAAGAATTTTGGTTAGATTGTGATTATTAACCTAATGAAAATCCACCTGTAGCTGGTGCTATTGTATTATTGCCCTTAATATAATCAGATCTATTCATAGTTCCAGTTTGTAATTTAGCTGAAAATTTTCCTTTGTAATCTTGCAAATTACTATTTTGATCAAATGGACTTTGATCAGCATTATTTCTAGAGGGAACTGATATGTTTAATGCTTTTAATATATTGCCTAAAACATTGATAATATCAGTTTGTTTTCCATTTATTTCATCATTGATATCAGTAAGTTCTGATAATTCATCAATATTTTCTGTGCTTGGTTTAGAAGATTCTTGCATTTGTAAGTTTTGGGAAAACATATCTGTACTTTTGTTCTCAGGCATTTCTGCATTAGTAGCTGTAGAAACTTCTCCATTATTTATTTTAATATTCCCCAAAGAATTAATTTCATTTATTTTACTAACATTTTCTGTCATCAATTGAAGTATTTTGTCTAATTGTTCCCCAAAATTTGTCAATGCACTTTCTAAAGGACTTAAGCTAATAGCTTCTATATCAATGTCTTTAAATATATCTGTTAATGAAGAAACATCAAATGCTGGCATTTCATTCATTGTTAATTTGTTGATGTTATCTTGCATTGTATTGATGATTCTATCTAATTGGAATCCAAGATTTATCATTGCATTTTCTAAAGGATCAGCATTAATAGCATTTGTATCAACATCCTTGAATATATTTGTTAATGCTGATACATCAAATGATTTAATTTGATCTATTAATTTTTCAAGTGCTAAAAGTTTTTCTAGATTTTGAATTGTTCCATCAGAAATACTAACAAAAGTTCCCTTGAAGAAATCATTATTAAATATTTCAGCTAATTGACTAATCTTTTCAGAAGCATCATTGCCATATTTTGTGTCTATGTAATTTAAAAGTTCTTCCATGCTGTTGAAAAATCCAATAAATATTGGCCCTAAATTTGAACATAAAGTAGCCAAAGAACTAATCTGAGATGATGCTTTTGCTAATAATTTAGGACTTGCTGAAACCATCAACAAAGGTGCAACTACTCCTTGCATGATAAAACTTAATAAGCCAATAAAAACTGTTCTAAAGGATTCGCCTTTTGCTCCAAGCTTTGCACCTAAAGATGCATCAACCGATTCTAAGTTTTTCATTAAATCAGGTAGTTTAGTACTTAAATTTTCAATTAAACTTGGCAATGCATTTACAATTGTTGCAATACTTGTAATTTTCTTTGCTATTTTATCAAGAGATTTGCTTGAAATAGGTATTGCAGCAAGTGGTATAATAAAATTATTGTATAAACTAACAACAAATTCAGGTAACTGCTCTCCAAATTCTTCAAGTTTAGCACTTACATCTTGTATGAAAGTAAGATTGCCATTATCTACTTTCATTAGTTTTCCAATACAATCATTAACATTAGTTATCAAAACAGGCAAATCTTTTGCTATAGTACTAACAGATGTTAGTATCGCAGCTGTTTTTGTAAGTTTCTTAGGATTTGTAACTTTATTTAAAATTGAAAGTGGTTCAATAACATTTTGTATCAATGCTATAACAAAATCTGCTATCAAATAATTTACTGGCCCACTATTTTTAAGCTCTCCATATAAGGTTTGTACATTTGGGCCAACTTCTTTTAATTGTCCAATTTTAGCTGATGCTGCTTTTATTGTGGCAGGATCAAGGTCTGTTCCCAATATAGTAAACAATGAAGTTAATGCAGAAATTGCTTCACTTGTAGCTTTAAGTATTTTTGCAATTTTTTCAACTTTTTTAGGATTGATGCTAATTGTAGATTTACTAAATGGTTCTATTAAATTTTTAATTATGAAATTTGGCAAGCTTGACATTATTTGGCCAAAGTCACTTGTTCCTTTATCTGAAAGAGCATCTTTTAAATAATTAGCAACAGATACAGTTTTTTTAATTCCTTGTGTGTCTATTGTAACAACTTCATCGTTTAAGTTTGATGCAATTATACCTATGCTTTCTAGCAAACTAGAAACTTCTCTTATAATTGTTCCATATCCACCTAGTATTTTTGTTGCTTCAGTAAAATCTTTTTCACTTATATTAATTTTTTTAAATCCTGAAACAATTTCAGAAAACTTTGTAAGCAATGGAACAAAATCACCATCGAAAAATTTTCTAATAGCGGTAATATTTTCAGCTATGGTTGGTAATTTCTTTTCTATTGCTGCAATAGGAGTAGAAGTTTGACTACTTCCAGAAGGATAAACTTGTTCTGTTTTTGCAACTTCTTGTTTTGCTTCATTTAAAAAAGCAAAACAAGAAGTGAACTGATTTATAACAGTAGAAATAGCTTTGGAAAAAGCAATAAACGAAGTAAAATCTAATTTTGGAATGTTAGGAATTCCACCAATAAAACCTTCAATTTCTGAGAAAAAAGAATCATCTAATATAGAACTTTTAATATTTGCAATTGAAGTTTGTATTGATTTTTTAATATTTTCTAAATCTGCTAATTCTATAGGTTTAAAGTTTTTAATAGTTTGAAGAAAATTAGCATCAAATATAGTAATTAAATCTTTGAACGAACTCATGCTTTTGGTTACTAGCATTAATTTATCACCAAGCTTAGATATTTTGCCTGATGCATCTTCTCCACCAGCTTCAGTAGTTAAATCTGTAATTGCTACATTTAAATCTCTGTTCATGTACATTATTGTTTTTAATGCTTGCCATGTATTATTTGATGCTTCTGAAAATGCTTCATTATTGTCA